GTTTTTGTTGTATTTTCAACCTTTTTTTTTGAAACAATCGTTTTTTTTACTGTTTTTCTTTGGAGACAATCAATCTAAACCCTATATTTGTGACGTACATAATAAAACGGAAGTTGTGAAACTTCTTTTAGAATAGTTTAGTTAAGTCTAGTTTAGTTTTTGTGTTGTGATACTCCTGCTGAAAGTGTTCAGCGGGAGTATCTTTTTTATTGCTGGTTTTCAAACAGTTATGGATACATACCGAACTTTTCACAATCTAATTTGTAACGTGTGAATGATAGAAAAAACCTCACTTTTGGGCGTATTTCATTCCACTTTTATTCCAGTTTAAAATATAAACCAGTATGGCAACATTTTTTTTAACAATTGTCCCGAATTTAATCTTAAAAAACAATAAACACACTGTAAGGATAGCAGTTACACATTGCCGGCAAACAAGATACATCCCGACTGATGTAACGATAGACTCAGAGAAAGAAATAAGCAACGGAAGAATCGTCAAAAGACCAGACAAGGAAAGGCTGAACATACACCTCATGAAGCTGCTGTCAGCGTATGAAGAAAGAGCGTCAAACATTCCTTTTGCAGACAGCCTTACATGCAGCCAGCTTATCAAGATAATCAAATCACCAACCTCGGGAGAAAAGCACAGGACATTCTCTGAAATAGCAGACGAATATCTATCACAGATTGACAAGGATGACAGAGGAAAGACCTACAAGCTGTACAGGCTTGCAGCTAACAGGTACATGGACTTCGCCGGTAATGATACTCTGATGGAACACATCACTCCAATTCGGATCAACAACTACTTAATGAGCCTTCAGAAAGACAAACTCTCCCAGACAAGCATCAAGATATATATTACTCTTCTGAAAGTAATCATCAACTATGCTGTAAAAATGAGGTACGTGTCATTCGATGTGGACCCGTTCGTGACAGCTAAGGTTCCGGCCGCAAAGAAGAGGGATACGTATATAACTGTTGAGCAGCTTCGGAAAATACGTGATGCCAAGATTGGCACACACAGCCTTTCAGTAGTACGTGACATTTTCATGCTGACTTATTATCTTGCCGGAATGAATCTTGTTGATATGCTGGAATACGACTTCCGGAATACAGATGAAATATACTATGTCCGAAAAAAGACCAGGCACACTAAAGAGGGAGACAATGCGGTGAACTTCTCTATTCCTGATGAGGCAAAGCCAATCATACAACGATACATGGACAAGAAATCAGGAAAACTCATTTTCGGCCGTTATTCAAGCTATGTAAGCTGCTACAATGTTCTTGCAAGAAAGATTAAGAAACTGGCAGAAATTGGCGGAATTAAGCATTATTTTACCCTGTATTCAGCCCGTAAGTCTTTCGTTCAACACGGATTCGACTTAGGTATTCCATTGTCCACGCTCGAATATTGCATCGGACAATCAATGAAAGACAGCCGGCCGATATTCAACTATGTATCCATTATGAAGAAACATGCAGACAAGGCAATCAGAGAAATTCTTGATAATCTGACGTAAAAAAACACCGAAATATTTTGATAATATGCAAATGCTTATTATCTTTGTAGTGTCAAACAAAGAGTTATTCACTTAATTAAAACAACATGGAAAATGAAGAAAGGAAAAAGCTAGAAGAAGAGTACAAGAATCTCAAACTGCTAATCGAATTTCATTCAACCTACGGAGTTCTTGATAAATCAGAATACGAAAAGATGGTTAATGATATTCTTGATCGGATGAACGAAATCCGAAAGATGTTGGAAAAAGAGTAAAAAAACAGCCCTCCCTACTGGGAGGGCATTAAAAATAGATTTATGATGGATAATATGGATAAATACCTTCCTAACGCAGACATGCAGGCTGCATTTGAGAAGTTCAAAGAGCTAAAGACTGCCGAGGAAAAACTTGCCTTCCAAAAGGAAATGCAGGTGAAACTATCCTCAATGAGTGAAGAAGAAAAGAACAAGTACATTGCAGATTCCAAAGCCGGACTTCAAGCTACCGTTGAGGCTTGCGAGGATTTTATTACCAGGGCAGAAGAAACTATACTAAAGGATAAGCTGGGGGAACTTCCTGATATAATCTCATTCAGCTACATAGCAAAGAAATACTTTGGAAAAAGCCGGAACTGGCTGTACCAGCGAATAAATGGATATACTGTAAATGGAAAGCCTGCAAAGTTCACACAGAATGAATTTCAAACATTCCTGAATGCACTGGAAGACATAAGCAATACAATAAAGAATACTTCGGCTTCGCTTAAATTTAATTAAGTGACTTTGTTTGACATGTCCCCGCACTAAGCCGATGCGGGGATTTTTTTGTTCATAAAAAATAATTCGTATATTTGCAATACCATAATGAAGGGCAGTGGCCCTGATTTTGGTTTGACTTTTAGTGAGGGGGTGGTTCCCCTCACTTTTTTTATGCCTTTTCTCGAACTTTTATCAGATAACATAGTAACACAAATAGAACCAGCCAGTGAAGTTGATTATTAGTGTTGTTGAGGCTGGTCATAAAGAAGCCCCTTCCGGATATTAATCTGGTCGGTGCTTTTGTTTGCTAATAAAAGCGAACTTCTACACTGCAAAGATATTATTTCTTCATTTTACGTACAACAACCATAATCACTATAATTGCCGATATTATAGCAATACCTATCGCCCATCCACCTACATCTATCTGGAACTGTTGCCACCAGGTAAGCTGCTTCTCTACAGGATAAGGTACCTGTACGGAATCAGTCTTAGTTACATAAAGCGTGTCTGTTTTGTCCTTGTATTGGTAGATATACTTGTATCTATACTCGATAATCGTATCACCTTTTACAAACAATACCGAATCCTTGATATAGATACTATCTTTGACTACCTTGTTAAGATAGACCGAATCGTATTGAATAGACTCAACCGGAACATACTTAACGCTACGGCAAGACCATATTGCTGACGCCAGCAAAATGAGACACATGAAAGGAGCCAGTGTAATGCACCAGCTCACCTTATCCATTATGTATTCGTATAATTTCATGGCTTTACTACGATTTCAGGGACAAAAGGATATTCGCTCCGCACATCGAAGCAAGGACACATCTTTGTCCACTCTTCAGGTTCCACGATACCATCACCATCCAGGTCAGGCGATGTGTCACGATGCCCCAGCACCTCGACAATCTGGTACTTTCCGCAAAGCTCCTTAATCAGTTTGGCTAACGCTTTCTTCTGTTCCGGTGTTCGGGTATCGGCAGCCTTACCGTTGGCATCCAGCCCACCTACATAGCAGATACCTATTGAATGTTTGTTATATGACACACCTGAGAATCCCTTACTGTTACAGTGCGCCCCGTCAATAGTGAGCGAACGACCAACTTCTACCGTACCATCCAGCCGGACAACGTAGTTGTACCCAATCGTGCTGAACCCTCTCTGCAGGTGCATCTGGGTGATTTCCTTCTTACCAATATCCTGCCCAGCTTTTGTGGCCGAGCAGTGAATTATTATTGAATCTATTTTGTTCATAATAAAATTACATCTATATTTGTGGAGTTCTACCAAATGGTAGGATAGTTAATAAATAATTTATTACAAGGAGTGCAGTGGCACTCCTATTTTATTTTTTCACTCCTTCCTTAATGGCTTTGATAATTTTTTGAGCTTCCTCCGGTGTGGCACATTCCGTAATCCGCATAGCCAAATCAGCTACCTCTGCAGCATGACTTTTTTTCTTCTTAAAATTTTCTATGACAGACAAACCTTCGATAATCAGTACGCCAAGTGTTCCGATAACTGCCCCGTATGGTAAGTTGTACCAGGGGAAGCACAGCCCTAAAATATCAATTAAAATGAAGAACATAACCAGCCTGTAATAGTCCACAATCTTGGTTCCTGTCTTTCGCAAAGGCCGGCTACAAATTTTTTCTTTATTTATCCTGGCTGCATCTATTCCGGTCCACATATCCAGCAGACAAGCAAATACTATAAGCACAAGACAGGCGAATATAATTGCCACGCCTGCACGTAAATCCTGTGTAATGAATCCTACATACTTTTCCATATCTCAACAAAAACTGTAACATAGGTCGTTATTACAAGAGTTATCTCAGCCCAGAATACCGGTTTCAAGCTTACAAGATCGTTGTAAAAACTAGAACTTGACTTTTTCTTAATAAGGCTATACGCAATATAGCCAACATACACAAGCCAAAGCAATAGAATCCACTTGAAATTAAGCCATACCCATATCTGTGAAAATACAAGAAGCATAATTGCCCCAGCATAATGAGCGTTACGCTCAGATTTTTCCCCCTTGAAATTCGGAGAAATACCAACTAAAGTAATTCCTACTATGGTAAGGAAAATCAAGAACTGTGATGATTCCGAACTTACTTCAAGGGCAACAGGTAGCAATGAAAACCCTGTTGCAAGCATAACAAACGTAAACCACTTCTTGTGCTCAATCCTGTAATAAGTATCCGAAACTGAATAAGGTACTCCTGATTTTACAATTACTACAGCGATATAAATCGCAATAACAAACAATGAAATTAAGAATAAGACAGTCATATCACATAGATAAATTATTAAACAAAATACCAATTCCAACAGCAGCAAAAATCGTCACACATCCAGCAATAGACGCAAGAACATCAAACCAGTCAGCCTTATCATCCATGATAATTTCTTTTACAACAGACAGAAAAGCCACTACCGTTGTGCCAATTATTACACATGATATTTTTCCCCATGAGTCTAAATCACCCTCCTGAAGAATTGATACAAAAGTGATAACTGCGCAAATCCACCCTCCTCCAAGGAAATGCAATACCTTGTCATTCCCTACTTTTTTAATCAAATCATCTAATTCCTTCATATAAAATAAGATTTAATAAAACAAAAGGCCCTCTGACAATGCACAATACATTATCTGAGGGCCTTCACAAAGATATTGAATATATTATATCATATCTTTTTTTTAGAAAATCCTATAATCACGACTAATCAAATATCACTGATATACAAACACATAACTCAATCCTAAATATATAATTCAACATTGAACGAATCTTTTTTCTCCCATCCTTCTTTCAACGATTCCTGTATATGATTCATAGCCTTCAAGTAAAAATCCTGTAAACTTTCAAGATTCTCAAATGTTTTATAATATGGCTCCTCATCAGTACCTAACTTGAAAGTTACTGGAAGATTCTGTCCGGAAGTCTGAACGGCAATGTCATATGCTGCCTTGTAGTTGAACTGGTTCTCATTCGACAGCCATACAGTATGACCTTCATATTCTAATCCTGAAAGTATCTTCTTATCTGTTTCAGAATTGTACCACTGAGATACGATAGAGCGTATTTCTTCAGAATCAGGCTTATGGTCAAGTTCCTCCTCCATGTATGAGCATGCCCCATCTTCACCTGCAACAACATCAAATCTTAGACGCCATTTGTTCTTAACTGGGTTTGTACATTCAAGTAACCTAATATCAGAATATCCTTCTACTCTCTTCATTTCACGTAAATTTATACTTAACCTTATTTCCGTCAAAGGTTTCAGGTTCCAGTACTGTCTCGAACGGAAAGCCATCCTCCATGTCAGAAATCTGGTCAAGGATTGCCTTCATTTCCTCCGATGCAGTGAAGAACTTCTTCCATTCTCCGGTTTTCTTTATCCTAATAGACACAAGATACCGTCCTTCTCCTTCAGATGTCTTAATGTCCGTCTCGTAGTCATGTACCTCTATCTCAAGATTTATCAACGTCTTGAGAGATACCGTTTGTCCTGGGAACCGTTTCTTTCCATCTGCAGGAGTATATACGACTCCCATTTCACTAAATTTTTTCATATCCTTATTTGTTAATTTTTTGAACAATCTACAACAATCCGCATGCTTGGTCATTCCGTAAAAAGAAGCAATAAGCACATCCCTTCTCTTAGAGCTTTTTACTTCGTGCATTTTTCTTGCAAACTTTTTCTTTATTCTCTTCCTGAGCAATACATGGTCAGGAAATATAACATAGCCTATAAAGTCTATCCCTTGTTCTGTCGGGAAAACCCTGACGTTATCCTTTATCTCAAGATTTATTCCATCAAGCCTTTCCTTTATTACGTTATAAATGGACCACAAATATTCCTTATTTGAAGATAGAACAACCATATCATCACAATACCTGTAATAATACTTCACACCTAACTCATCTTTCAGGTAATGATCCACAACAACAGACAGAAGAAGATTTCCAAGGCATTGCGAGCTTCTAAGTCCAATGCTGATACCTGAAGGCATCATACGGACAAACTTATCGAGAAGGCATATCAGAATCTTATCCTTAAACACACGTTTTACGCAATCCATCATTGCATCCTGGTCTATACTTTCATAAAATTTATGAATGTCCATTTTCAGACAGTATCTTGTTCCATCCACATCATTACGTATATCATCCCTGATATACTTCATCAGGTCGTGCATACCTCTTCCAACGATACTCGCAGAAGTTGTCCTTATGTAACGTGGTAACAAGTGTTTATCAACAACACGCATTACAGCATTAATAGCTATTCTTTCTCTCAAAGATAAAACCTGAATATGTCGAAGTTTTCCACCTTCAACAACATCTATATCTTTGTATCCAGATATTTCAAAGCTCCCGTCCGCAAGAGACTCGGACAATCCCGTAAGTATTCTTTCCGTATCCTGTATAATACGCTGGCCTGACTGAGACTGTTTCCTTTTTGTCCCACGAAGAACCTGTTTGTAAGATTCATACATGTTCGAATACTCAACAACCTCACTCATGATGTTACCTATTCTCTTCATGCCTTCAATCACCGGGCCCAACTTCTTCGGGAAAAATCCCTACCAAACTCTACCCATTCAAGTTTTTTTTCAACTTTCCGGTACAAATACCGCTTTTGTTGAGGCTCATCCTCCTGGCATAAAGCCATTATTTCCTTCTGATTGATTCCGAGACGCGAGCCGATATTCGTATTCGTGGACGAGGAATCGTTTCCGCAATTCGCGTACGAAACACCGCCATTCGCATTCGAGTTGTTGTTCGACCGGCACACCACACGGTACAGAGGAATCCACCCTCGTGGCAAATGTAATGCTTTTTTCATAATCCAAAAAATAAAAAATTTCGACGGGCTTACGCCCGTTTTTAAAAGGTGACGTAAAAAACTACGTCACCTTCCTAAATCATAATTATGCCAAAATCGCTTTTATCGCTTTAAACGCAGTCACGCTTTCCGCTTCTTCGATTTCGCCCCTGAAGGCGAGACGCGAGCCGATACTCGTATACGCTGACGAGGATTCGTACCCGCAATTCGCGTACGAAACACCGCCAAACGCAAACGAGTTGCTGTACGACCGGCACACCACACGGTTAGCAGCAGTACTTACATTAAACTCATCACAATAATAAGTAGTCGAACTTCCTTTCTGTGAATGTACTCCTACAATATCCATATATTTCTGATGATACATACCAGTACAATATCCACTAACAGTACCAGACTTTACCTTTCTAGTGCTTCCATCTGGCATTTCGATAAGCAACTTATATTGTTCCTGCGCATTCGTGTTAGGCAAAGAAACACCTGACAACCATTCATACTTATCACCGTACAAATTCTCATATCCCATGCAGTTTGTATTGTAAATGAGAGAATATACATTCTTTCCATCTTCATTTGGACGTACATACCATGCATTGGAAGTCTGATGTGCTCCTCCATCTGAATTATAGCTTATGGTATCCTGCATACCAAGCAATGCCGTAGTTCCGATATTTCTCTGATCATTTGACTGTCCATATCCGCACTGGTCCTGAGAATCACGACGACCATAGAAAGCAAAAAATAAGTTAGCTATATCCTTGTGCATCTCCCAGTCAATAAGTTGAAGTCCCCTTTGCTTGGCATAATAGATGAAATCACTCTGAGTCAATGAGCCAACACTTGCATTACCTGTAGCAGCCGAATACAATTTACTACCTATCGTACATGCCTCAAAGACAGCTACCAGACACGGTTCATGCTCAACCCAGTCAGGTTCCATATCTTCAATCTTATCGCTGTTGCTCAATACCACGCAATCAAATTCCGCATACTTATGAATAGTAAAGTTCAATTCCGTAGCCCCTTCCGGAACATCACAGATAATATACATACCATTGACAAACCTATTGTTTAGAGAATCTACAAAAACATCCTTCACTACATTCTTTCCGGAATCCGTAAAACATGAACAAATCATTGATGTACAAAGTACAGTCGGGAATCTCACTTTCTTATATCCAAACACGTTAACTTTACAGACAAGATAATTTGAATCCTGTGAATAAGCATCATCAAGATGCTGTCTTCCAACAGTCAGTTTATACCCTTCACGCACATTCTTTTCAGACTCAATCTCATCATAACCAATAACCTTACATTCCGGTCTATCCGGCATTTCTTCATTCGAACTGAAACATGAATACTTCTTGTTATTCAGGTAGTCATTGATACCCTTATACCAATAATGAGGCTCATAAATATACACGTCACCTTCAGTAGAATCCAACTTAGCCGGTGTTCCTGAAGCTGCTACTTCGGCATCCGCATAATAATTACTATCCTCATCATGAAGCTGGCATATAACCATCTTTCCTTCTGATTTCAGCTTACCAAGTACCCGATGTCTGTTTCTCCTGATAACTGATATATGAGCACTTGTCTGATAAGTATTGCCAAACTTGTATCCGGTCTCATTATCAAGGTTAGATATATTTGCATCGTCCGGAACTGTATCATCAAACTCAATCATAGTATATTGAGGCTGACGAATATTCAGCTCATCAAACCGTTCAGCATATTTAGCATACACTTCTTCATCAAGATACTTAGTCAGTTTGTAGTTGCCAACCAGCTTACACCTTGTATTTGTAGTGATACCTTGAGCGTCAATACCTCCAATACCAGAATCATACCAAACCTTCAAATCACTTCCGTCTCCTTCCAGATTAATTCCAGTTATACGAACATATTTCAATGCACCTTTAAGAGCGAACATCTCATCAAATACCTTTTTACCGTCTATAAGGGCACAATTTTCAATCCATAATCCTGTAAGATTATTCTTTGCATCAAATGTGATAGCATCCCATTCTATATATTGCATTGAACGCAGTACAAGAGTCTGGAAGTTTTCAGGAAGATGAAGTTTATTAATAAGCGCACCCTCAGCAAAGGTTATTGTAGACATCTTTGTACATCCGGATGCGTTCACTTCTTCAAGACGGTTGCATCCTGACAGGTCAAGACTCGGAAGGTTGGTGTAGTTGACTACCTCAAGCTTACGCAGCATCGGTATCTTCGTTCCAAGAACAAGCTCTGTCAGTGCGTATGTCTTTGCGCTGCTTCCAAGAATAAGCTCCTCAAGAACAGGAAGCGTCGGAATGCTCATGTCCGTAAATCCACCCCACGCAGACAGGTCCAGTTTCTTCATCCATTCACCACCGTACAGGTGGAATATTGTTCCAATGTTGGCCATCTGGTTATAAGTATAACTCCATTCCACATCTTTAGTAACCTTTTGATGCACCATTGTATCACCTTCACGACGGAATTCAAAATAGAAATCACGAAGCGGAGTAGCCTTTACTGTAGCACCTGCAGCACTATTTCCTTTGAACGATATATCAGTTGCTGTATATTGTCCCGTACTATATCTTGCATCAAATAACCCCATACGATTCGTTATCCACCAGTGACGGTGTGACTTACGACTACCTTGCATAGCTTCCAGGTACGAATACTTGACATTTGTAACTGAACCATCCTGATTTACTTCAACACCTAATGTCTTCGGCTCAACATATTTGTTCAAAGCATCAAGGTTATATATTCGTTCACAGAACTTTGCGCTCTGCTCGTCATCGAACATTTTAAATATAGTGCTGTTTGACATTCGTTCACGAATACGTCTGTACGCAGCCTGCAATTCTTCCGGGAACTGTTCACGAAGATTCTTCCACAATACACTATCATGACCAGCATAGGCATACACCGTCTTTTCTTCAGTTGAAAGCTCAGGATCGACAGTGTTTTCGTCCACATCCCAGGAATACTTCAGACGGCCGTCGTTACGCACACCCAAAATAGTATCACAGTCATAGAATATCATATAGGCAAGAACCTTGTCTTTTTCCGGATCATACCAGAATCCCATCATCATGTTCTTCACGCGCTGGTCTACGCATCCCATTATTTCAGTAAACATATAATAGTCGCACAAATAGTCTACATCAAACCAGTTTGCGAGCTCAGCCTTGAATTTTCCACCGTCGTTCTGTGTGCTCTTTACCCACTTCACCAACGGCTCAAGATATTTCGGTTTACGGGTTCCAGCCTCATACTCGGCGTTTATGTCGTCATCATCCGGGAATCTCGCCTCAAATACCTTCAGCCAGTTCGGGGTACCGTCATCACCCTTTGTATCAAAATCATCATCCAGGAACATGCCCATCGGGTAGTCGTTGTTCAGGAACTCCCAGCACTCGGTCGGGTTAACGCCACTAAACTTATCTGCTACCCACGACTGGTCATGATAACCAGGTATATCGCAGAATCCAAATACAGCTTCTGTTGACTTGTCGTTATTGAAATTGAACTTGCCAAGGAACTGTGGAGTTTCGTCCAGGGTACCGCGGTAGAACAGGTAACAAGGTTCACCGTCGATGGTTGTTCGCACATCATATCCATATTCTCCTGAACAATGTGCCTGAGCAGGAGTCAACTCTCCTGCAGCAGTAAGGATATTCTGTACAATTTTTGCCATACCAGTGTTATGTGATGATGAGGATTCGGCAAAGTCAGCCTTAAGACAGAAACAATCCACAGGAGCTGCTGCCTTGTTGGATGTACCTGCCTGACGGAATGAGTATTTCGCCTCTTCCTGAAGTTCTCCTCCAACACCTTGTTCGTCACAGCCAAGATACAAATCACCGGCTACCTTGGAAGCATTCTTGAAATAAATGCGGTAGTTCTTTATCGGATATGCAAGTGATGAAGTTCCCTGCAGACGGATACATCCTCCCACGCACTTGAAGTTCAATGACTGGTTCCCTTTCACCACACAAAGCATCTCGTCCACATCATATTTCGGGTCTTTGTCGTTATTGACAGCCGCTTGGAGAACAGTAGGAACCCCATTGTCCTGCCGCCCGGTAATGATGATATAACGCATTCCGTCCGGAACACTGTCAACTGTAACATTTCCGTTGTCATCAATCACATTATTTGATTCATACAACGCAAACATGTCATCAACAGAATCCTGGTCAATCATATAACAATCCAAAACCTGAGAATCACTAAGATACGTATTATAAGCCCTCAACAGATACACATCTAACGTGGCACCGTCTGCTCCCATGGTAACAAACTGCGGGTCGGACTGGTAAATGCTATCAGAAGCAGACCTCTGTACAGAACCTGACATGATTCCGTTGATATACAGATATACCATCTCAGTATTCAGTTTCTCATATTCTGATGAACCAGATGCTGATTTAGGAAATGAGACAAACATTACCTCATAGACTTCGCCTGAAGCCATCTTCATGGATAATGAGGACTTACCTTTAGTCTGCATTCTTGCTTCCTGTGCGGTGATTACAAAACCGGTTCCATCACCGTCAACGCATCTTATCAACTCAGCTTCATCATCCACAACTTCAGAGACCTTATACTTTACAGCAAAAGCAAAAGCGTTAGTTACGTTCTGGTCTGGTTGCCTTAACGGAGCATATTGAACGACAGCACGAGCTTTGTCATTCAATCTTAACGCATTTCCAATCCATCCGTCACCGCCCCATTTGAATCCTTCGAACACAGTTTGAATGCCGTTATAACTCCATTCTTCACGGTTGACATCATTATTATTTCTTCCCTGTGCAGAAAGTTTGAGAGTCATTCCGTCTGTGGGTTCACTTATATTGAGTTCACTCTTCTCTGCAATCAATCTGAAGCTGTATTCAGTTTTGCCTACAACAATCCGGCACTTCTGTTCTCCATAATTAGAAGCACGAAGCGTAAGATTCTGTACAACGAAAGGAACAGATGATGATGAGGCTACATCTTCACCAACATATACGATGGCATTTGTAGGAGTTTCTTTAGGATTATATGCGGCATAGGATAGTGTATATACATCAAACTGCTTTGTTTGTATGTAAGGCGTATTTTCTCCCAAGATAAGGCTTCCATCAGGATAGTCGAACCTTGCATATACTATCGGAGCATTATTATCAGTTTCTCTAACACCTATTGCAAAGTATATGCTGTTTGATTTAATTATATTATCCTCAGACAGCTCAAGTTCTACGACAAGCTGAACAGAATGGGTTCCATGTGACATTCCAGATGTATCTATACTGAATGATCCATTCGCTGTTGAAGCAGTTATACTTCTATCTTCCTTGTCAACACCATCAACGTAGCACCTTAATGTTTTGTTTCCTGCTCCTGACAGAGCATAAGGGATAGTGACACTATCTCCTCTATTGATAGATGTTGCAATATTGAATGAACTGGATAGAGTCAACTGAACCACATTGATTGTCCATGTAATTTGAGAAACCTGCATCTCTGCGCCTTCACCGACCTGAACCTTTACCCTTACAGTATTGGTACCTACTCCCATATACTTTGTCACATCAACAGTATTGCTGCTTCCTGCATAGATGTTACTTTCTAATGTATTGGTGTTAGCACCTTGTATGATTGTCACTATCGCCTTAGCCGGATTTCCCGTTGATTCTCCAGTCTCAGAATTGACATGGTCATACTTGTATGTCAATTTCACATCGTCTCCAATCTTTACAGTCTTGTTAGCTGTAACGCGAGTAAGAATTACCTTCGTTGCAAGACTGCTTCCGCCACCGGCACCGGAGAACTGGTCTGTAGTACTTATCACTTCACCACCTGCATTCAAAAGAGAGATAGAATATACCTTCTGATCACCCTCTCCTATCTCGTTCAATTGTATTCCTGACGCCACCGAGCCTGTATTCTTCTTTAACTCATTGAATACAGCCTTTCCACTTACAGGGTTAGTTGAATTTTCATTAACGGCCTGGTCCACTTCAACAACTGGTATCTCAATGTCAACCTGTCCATGTTCATCCGGCGTCAACTCTTGAACAGAAATACCTTTTGTTACTTTAATTTTCTTAATCGCATCTCCACCTCCGAAACGTTCCCAGGCAGAAGGCTCAAGCCAGCTTTCAATGCTGGTTCCTGAAAAACGATAGTCCTCCCATTTACCTGCAGATACTTCGAATGTAATAATCTTACCCTTCTTATCTTCATCATCTATCTTGTCGTTTGCGATTGCCTGAAGTGCTGTTTCAATAGTGTAATACCCTTCTATCAATGGATGCTGCACAGAAACATTGTAGAATCCGCTTCCAGTACCTCCACCAGAAATCTGTTTCCAGTTACTTTCAGTGCTCCAGTTTTCAATAGAATCACCGGTGAAAGTAACGTCAATCCATGAACCATCATCGGAAAGATAACGCACTTCAAACCCATGAATTCTGAGTTCTTCCGGAACAAGATTGACAGCGGAAACCAAATCTAATCTTTCGCCATTTTTAGATACATTTTTAAAGAAGATATTTTCATCAATCTTATCAGATAGTTCTTTCTTGGTATCAGTAATGCTCTTTTCAATCTCATTGAACTTCTTAAAAAGAGTAGAATTAGCTACAGGACGGTCTGAATCTTCAGATAGTTCCTTATCTGTAATAGTAATAAGCTCTCCTCCATCCTTCCATTTATTTGTCTCTGTATCCCAGTTATAGATGTGACGAGGATTTCCAACAAATGCATAGCAGCCAATAGTTCCCCTAACCGACTGTAGAACTTCTTCAGATTCAAAATTACCTTTGAATTTAGATACATAATCAGAAGGATAACAAGCTGAAGTTAAAGTTATTCTATTATAATCAGGATTATAACTTTCAACGCCAGAACATTTAAGAGTTAATACACCAGGATCTGATTCTTCTTCATTAGCAACAATCCTTCCAGTCAAATAAGGATTAATTGCTTCTAAATTCATTGAATAATTTTTATTTACACTATCTTGTAAAAAAATTACATTATATTTCTGTCTATCTAACAGTGCTTCTCCACGTACCTCAAATGATAAAATAAAGAATGGGACAGTACATGGTATTTTAGTAACGTACTTATTACTTCCATCAAAATTTATAATTATACTATTTAAATCTAAATAATTATATTCAGTTACAACAGACTTTATCCCAATATTTTTTAATACTTGCGCTTGTTCTTCTTCCGATAATGATTGTTCGGTCTTAAAAAGTACATCATTCGTCACCCTTTTAGCAGCATCTTCAGCAATAGAAACAGCTTCTTCTCCTTTCTCCTTAGCATTGTTACCCTGTTCTTTCGCATAATCTCCCTGTTCTTTCGCATACTGCGCAAGTTCACCTGACTGGCCGGCCAATACAGCCTGTCTCTTTGCTTCTTCAGAATACTCCTTGGATTTTTCAGAATATTCCTCAGATTCATTTGCAGACTCTTCGGACTTCTCAGCATAGTTCTGTGATTCGGCGACAGCCTGATTAGCTTCTTGAAGAACTTTTGAAGATACATCCTTTGCAAGATTCTCAGCACTGATTTTTCTTCCCTTATTCAGCTCTATAAAATCACCCTCTGAACAAGATTCAACCTCACTCAACTGGTCTATTGTAGCAGAATTTGTCTGTAAGGATTGAATCACAGATGATATGATTTCCTGTTTTTCTTCGTTTGTCATAAATCTATAGTTTTAAATCTGTAATTATCATTATCAATGGTTCTATAACGTGAATCATCTACACGTCTCATTATCATCTTGTTGTTCGTTTCAATATCAGGATTTAACAATGAAACCCTTCTTATTGCCTGTTTAAACACATAAGACCTTATACCCTCTACAAGTACATTCATTTCAGGTACATTAGAATCAACCCTGGCATAACGAACGCCATCGACATAAAAATAGCTACAACATAATGCCTTGTTTAGCAACTCTGCATACCACACTGGACAGCCTTTTGAACCTCCCATAGTAAGAGTCTTCTGTACATTGTCAATACTATATATGTCAATAACATCATTACCTGAAGTTGTATATTGCTCATTATCTACTCCGAAAACCCAATCATCATCCTTAAATCCACCAGGTATTCTGAAATCAAAAAAGTATTGCATTCCATCAATCCAAAATACAGCATCCTTTCTCATCCTATTATTAGGATTTGAATACTGCAATAGAACAGTTCCAGAGACATCATCTGTCACACGGAATACTTCTGAACATACCCCATCAACTTCAACAGAATATAGGCCATCATTCAATCCTGTTATTTCTGTGAAATACAAAGTTTCATTGGGGTTCATCAACCAAGACCTCATGTTAACCATCCGCCTTTTCCCGTCTATTACATCAACGATATATACTGATGGGGAATTACTTTCATTGTATGCTATTATTTGCAAAAGAATATGGTCATACGGAGAGAATGACTGCATATATCTGCTTGATAATCCAATATCCGTAGATGGCTTGAAAAACAATGGTGTAAAAGGACTTATCTTATACATATTACTTAATTTCTATAAGTTCATACTTGACAGCTTCCACATTTGATAAACTGAATTCCAAGCTTTTAATAGCTCCCTTATATGTCTTTTCTTGATTTGATAATTCTATGCACAAAGAGTTCAAATTACTATCAATTATAGTATTCTCCATTGTGAAAGAAAAATTACCATTACCAAACATAGGACTTCCCATCTCTATATTAGAATTCACTTTTCTACCGTCTATAATGATGTCAGAATTACCTTCCGATGATGCAAATGTCAACTTCCCAGCAAACGAAGATAAATAAGCCATATTAGCTTCTATCATATAAACTGGAGCAAGTTTCGCATTAAAAATGGAATAAGTATATGTACCCTGAACATCTACACTTCTGTCAAGATCATATCCTGATTCATTTTCAACTGCGCACACAATAAATATCTGCTGGTCACTGTCTGTTGTCGTTGAATCCTGATTTCTCTTTTCAGCCAATTCAACGAACCCATAGCAATCTGCCCTATACGGTGATATAAGAGTCAGTTTTGAATCTTTTATAGTACATCCGGTGGTATATGTATTGTTGAAATTGAATTCATCAGAACCATTGTTTCCAAAGTCATAATCCTGCTTTTCATATCCAATCTGTACGGATGAATATATTCTGTCGGAAGCTACCGAATAATTAAATTCAGACACATTTCCTATAACAATCTTATTATCGGTACTAAAAAGCTCACTCCTGTGTACAAAACGCACATCATTACCATCAATTATATATACATATCCATATACGGCTTCCATATATTCACAGAACTTCGAGAAAGATGTATATATTCGTGGAGTAGCCATTTCACGGATACTCTCTGCTGCGACAAGACAAGAATTTTTCAACCTGTCGTTAGTTATTCCTACTACACTTTCAATAATAGAACCGGTAATATCCTTTCCAGGAAATATCTTTTTCAATATTGCATTAAGCAATGTAACAGGCCTTACAATATCAATCTTGTTATTGTCACCCCTTTCATCCCATGAAACCCCACATTCACCAGTGTTTACTCTCAAACTTGACAAGTCTGCATGCCCTTGCTTTAATGGATTGTGATTAAATACAGCATACTGAAGTTTTTCACCTTTTTTCAACTGCCCAGTCCACTTAATTGAATTAGGTCTCGTATTTGAGTCAAGCGAAAGCATATTTGAATATCCACAAGTCAGTGGTTGTATCACACCTTTTGTATCAATCTTGAACAAAGCAAATGCAAAATGATTACTATTTGAGAACTCTATGGAACTAAAATCAATTGTTATAGTATTGTCTCGCAGACTTTCCAAAAACCAGCTTGTATTACAAGGATTTGCAGGGAATCCCCATCCTGTGTTGTCACCTGATGCAGAAGGCATAGATTCAGACTGGTCCTGAAAAACAAATGACTTGTTATGAATTTCAGAACCAGAATCTGTAGTTCCGATATATGGTATCCACCACCAGTCCGGCACCCTGTTGTCAAACTCTTTCCTTGTGTAAGATTCTCCTTCAACAGTTTCACCTGATAATATACATACCTTCTCATTCCTGATTATAACACCATCATAATTCAGTTTCTTATCATTCTTCAATTCGTCTACAAAAAACTCATACGTAGTGCCCTTATTAGCATTTAATATGGATTCAATATCATTATCAAGGCATGATATACTTGCAGTATATGAGTCGTAGCTAAAAGACGAGAAATCAAGCTGACATTTAAATAGTTCAACAAAATCCCAGTTATTAATAATTTGTGATATTGAGAAGTAAACTACAGAATTAATTCCTTTTGATTCATACACTCCAATCAGCTTATCCCTTGCAGAAAAAACAAAATTAATTGTACTACCACACTTTCTCGTTACTCCGTTTAATCCTGTACGAGTATATGTTATCTTAATGTCAGACAGATTTTCAATCATATCTGAAACATCCATAACATCTGAATCTATATGTAAAAAATATCTACAAATCATCCTGTCGTTAATTCATTCTCAAATATATAAAAATAGGCAAACCGACTAAGGCTTGCCTAAAATCCTGCTCTTACAAAAACGCGCAAACAACTGATATAAAATGTATTACACAAAACCGAACTATTTAACCATACTACTTCTGCAGACAAGTACATCTCCAGCAATCCAGTCTCCAGGACTTATAGATTCCGATGCCGTTGCCAGTACTGTTGCTACATAATTGAACTGCTTAGACTCAATCTTCCCCTCAGAATTAACAATCATAATATATTCATCAGTCAATTTTATTGCAAACCCCTCCTTATCAAATTCCTTAAAAATCAAAGGACCTACATTCTTTCTTATTGGAACAATCTCTATATTTCCATTAACAGAATCCTGCAATTCTTTCAACGAGAAATCACTCCCGTTTGCCGGGAAAGTAAATGATACTTCCCCGGAAGTAGTAACAATAAAACTTTCCATATCAATAAACGGTTACAAGGTTTTCTATCTTAAAGCATCTCATCTCTCCTTTATCTACATCAAAGTATGCAAATGTCTTGTAACTTGGCTTTGTCAGTTTTTTCCCGTGAATTGATGTTCCGGCCGGAAGATTGTACAATGTTCCTGAAGCATATCTGATGCTTCCGTCAACTTTCTGGAATGCAAATTTCACAATACCCTTTCTCATATTTTTAGCAAGTCTGTATAACTCCCATGCCTTAATAAGACAGATTTTCCACGTGTATTCTGTTGTTTTTGCTAACTGGTGTGCATACTTCATCACTCTTACTCGAAAATTACTCTTTTCCATAATGCTAATTATTTGGTTTGACTTATATTTTAATTGTACTATAAAGATAGTTCAGATTGACTATATATGCAATCGTAAACTTCGCCATTTTCAATTGTCAAACCATAATTAACTTATTAATCTACAACACATTGCCTAATCATATTCCGAGCAAACGAGATACGGCTACGAACCGTACCTAATGGTATATGCATCTTTTTTGCTATCTCTTCATAAGAGTAACCCTCAGCATACATTATAGCGCAATCAACGGAACATGATTTTCTCCTGCATTTTTCAATTATCCCATAAAGTTCATTCCTTAACGTTTCATTGTCCGCATCGAAATAAGAATGGATATGATCAGCCTTCTCCTCAGAATCGAAACGTATCAATGATTCATGATTGTATGTTGTTATATATGTGTTCAACATAATAACGCTGCACCATGGTCGGAAGCTCTTGGAAGAATCATATTTACTTTTATTTGACAGAATCTTATACACAGTCTCTTCGGCAAGGTCTTCTGCGTCCATCATATTCCTGCAATACTTTCTTGCCAGTCCCAATATCCACTGATATTGCTCAATCACTATCTGCTCCAACCCCATGTCCATGCAATATTTTCATTCGAGATGATGAAAACTTATTCTGCTTCTCAGTAGTCTTTCTGAGTAAGTCTATAAGAAAATCCGGGTTGTCGCAAAGTGACGATAAAAGATGAATTATTATGTCACATTTCTCATTAATTACTGGCAATAAAGCCACATTGTCGAATTTTTCTTCCATGTCTATTACGATTATTAGTGTTACAATCGTGTTACAAACCAAACGGAAAAAAATTCGACAAGCAGCAAAAAAGTTATCTAACGATGCAATTTTCTTTTAATTTCAACATCTGCCTGATGAACCATATTCGCATACACACCTGCAGTAATGATTCTTGTGTCAATATTCATTTTGAAATAAGTCATAAGAAACGCTATCTCCCTGTCAAATGATGCACGTACATCATCAGGAGTATTTTTCTTTCTATCAGCAGAAGAAGTGTCTTCAATCCTCTTTCTCATGTACTCCGCTTCTGCAATCATACGGTCTATTCTTGAAGGAATCTTTTCACGCTCAATACCAGTAATTCCCATTTCTGACAGAAGTCCAACAACATCATCTACAGCGTTTATGCTAATAAGCGCCTTCAATATCTTTGCAATAGTAATCCTGTACTTAATCTTTATTTTCTCTTCCTTTTCTAAAATTGCAGATTCTATTCCGGAAGGATTTACTATGCTCTGATACTGATATATCAATTCTGAAGCCACATTTTCCAGCATGGAATTATTATCACCTTCCTCCATAAGAACTTCTCTGTTTCCACAAAGAAGTTCAATAAAATCAAACATACTCAACCTGCTTAATGTAGTTATCATAATCTTGTACTTTTATAATGTTCATAATTAGAGTTGTATGCTTCCTTATGTATTATCTTCATTATTTTCCTGAGTTCTACACGCATTCCTTTCATCTCACGAGATAGTTCAGAATAATCATTTACAACAACAGGACTACTTATTCCTGAATCATATATAGTATTCATTCTTACATTCTCATTGAATTCGCTTATATCAGGGAACACTTCAGCACCTTTCGGTAAATCTACCACGGTAGGAACATCTGGAGTTACCCATGACTTACCACCATACACAACAACCTCATGCTTTCCACCATCACCAACGATAGCCAATCCTCCAATATGTCCACCGTTCTTAGTACCTTCCTTGTATGCAGGAATTGGTGTTGCTGCGATAGTCGCTATCTGTACCGCTCCCATTGCACCTACTATTGCAGCAAGTACTAGGTTAGGTAATGCACGAGTTATTGCAAGTGCTGTTGCTATACCAGCCTGAGCAATGTCCACACCCTTCTGCCATTTAGCCTGCTTCTGCTGCAACTGAACTTTCTTTTTCTCAAGTTCCTCATTCTTTCTTGATGTTTCAGCTTCAGCAGCTCTTTTACGAACCTCTGCTTCCTCCTCAGATATTGCTCCACTTTCGGCAAGTGCTTCAATCCTTTCAACATCAGCATTGTACGCTTCCTCATTTGCCTCCTGTTCCTTCTCAATATTGTCAATATCGCGCTCATATAATGTCGACATAAGATTACCGATTGCACCAATGGCATCAGACGCAACATCCATCCATCGCTGAGCATTCTTCATCCGTTTTTTGTAAGAATCTTCTTCTTCATCCTGAACCCTCTTGATTGCAGCAATCTCAGCATCAGCTTCAGCATTTGCCAAATCAGCCTTTGCTTTCTGAAGCTGCTCGGCAAGTTTTTCTCTGTCGTCCTGGCTCAGATTTTCAACAGAAATCTGTTCCTCCAACGAGTCAACAGCAGCCTTAGCGGTATCAATAGAATACCGTTCTGTTATATCAGCCTTCTTTTTCTCATATTCCTCATCCGAAATAAGTTTCTTGGCATGCAGCTTTTCCAACTCTTTCAGGTCGGAATTATATTGTGCATTCCTTACAACCTGTTCGGCTGCGGCAGATTTAGAAATCTCATCAACATAATCAGCAGCATATTCCTCATAAATCTTACGCTTTTCATTGATGTATTTCTTTTCGATGAGGCTCACGTCGGCACCATTACTTTCAGCAGCCTTCATTTCTTCTTCCTTCTGCTTATCAAGTATATCAAGACGAACGGACATTTCTTCCTCACTACCTTCCTCAACGGAAGCAAGACGATTCTGAAGGTCAATACTTGCACGATTCTTTTCATACTCCTCAGAAGCCTTCGCCAATTCGTTGTTCATTTCTTGAAGTAACGATTTTCTCAATGCCATTTCTGCGGATGAATTACCTTTTACGGCATCAATCTTCTGCTGGTAACCATAGCGGATTGTGGCCAGTTCCTTATCAAGTCCTTCTTCCATCAAGGCAATACGTGACTCCTGCAATGATTTTTCGGCTTCAAGGCGTGATGATTTTTCATCTGCTGTTTCTGAAACTGCACTTCTTTTTGCTCCTGGCATCTGGTAACTTTCTACTAGAGAAATCTGTCTGTTAATGTTTGATACACCTCTCTCTGCAGACATCCTTTCACCCCATGAGCTTCTAATGTCAGAATTTATCGCTGAATTAGTCCGGTCAATTCCAAACATCTGTTTCCACAGACTTGCGTTTTGATATTCGTCATAGTATTTTTCATTTAGGCTTACAGCATCCTTCAAATTCTGTTCCTCATATTTCAATGAACGCTTCATCATATCAATACGTTCTTCCTTAGCCTTTTTAAATGCTTCTTCCTCTGACATTCCCTGCTTGACATACTGTTCTCTTGCCTTATTGATTTCCTCATATTGTTTAATTACGTCAGTCTCTGCATACCTTTCTCCTTCAGCCCTGGCCTGCTTTTCTTCTCTCTCAGAAAGCTCCTCAACGCTCTCAATCCCACGACGAACAAATGAAAGCAAATCTGCAGTCATTGACGCAATAGAACTCTTTATTTTTGCAGACATCGTTTCGAATGATCCTCCAGTCGCATCAAACAATAGTGCCAACTCCTTAGAAAGCAACTTTTGGCTCTCAATCATATCTTCTTGTGCTTTCCCTAATTCACCTGTTTCTGCCTTAACATCTCCGAGGTTAGTCTTAATATCCTTCAATGTGCGTATATACTGCAGTCCGGCATCTTCACCCGGACCACCGAAGATGTCAGCCAATGCAGTACCGACAACAGACGCACTATCGGGCAACTCATTCAGCCGCTCAGATACCATCTGAATAATGTCAAATGTTGTTTTCTGGCCGGACTTCAACTGTTCCTGAACCTCATCAGCCGAAATGCCGATTCCTTCAAGTGCCGCTGCGGTAGCTGTTGTCATTTCACGGATACGAAGATTACCTTCCTTGATAACGTCCACACCCTTATCAGAATAGATACCAGACTTAGCAGCCTGGGCAGTAATAGCAATGAATGTTTCAGCACTGATACCGGCTTCCTTGAAATATGCAGGATACTCCCTCAGCGTGTCCAGAAACTCACCGTTTGCATCGGCACCTGCAATGAATCCATCCTGAATTAGTTTCAGGGATTCTTCAGCGGAGATACCAAACTGCTTAGAGACAGCATTTGCACCAATCAATACCTCCTTGAAATCCTTACCGTAGAAGTCTGCAATAGCCTGCACTTCCGTGCGGTAAGCCTTCAAGTCCTCTCCTGACTTCTCAGTGAACTGCTGTGTAAGACGTGTTGCTTCTGTTAGTCCATTATTGTAGTTCACCCACCATCCTATCCCGGCACCGGCAGCCCCAACAGCTCCAAGACCAAGAAGCCACTTGTTCTGGAATATCTTGCCAAACCCGGACAAACCTTCAAGCACACTTCCTGCATTACCAAGAGATTGAAGGGAGTCGCCAAAACTGCCTGATATAATTCCGAAGCTACCCATGGAATCATTCAGATGGTTAAGTTCCATCCAGGCTGCTTTAACTTCTTCCTTATAGCTACCGATAGTCATCTTCTGCTGCGTGTAACGGTCACTGTTACGCTTTATGTAATCAGTATTTACACCGATTGTAGAATTCAACTTTCCGAGCGTATTTCTGTAATCCTCGTCGGTATCTTTCAACATATTAGACGCTTTACGAAGTCGCATGTTCACTTCTATAGCTTCTTCTTTACTATGCACCTCCTTGTCTGCCAACTCCAAAGATTCCTTGATGAAACGGATTCGCTCCTCTTCGGTCATGGCAGCAGCCTTTCTGGTAGTGTTCGCAGATTTCTGGGCCTTATTCATTGCTTCCTCAGCCTTTGCAGCCTGCTGCATTGCCTTGGATGCTTCTGCTGATGCCTTTGACAATTCCTTTACCTCTTTTGTACTCAGCTTTTCTGCATCTGCCTTCTCCTTGATTTTCTTCATCAGTTGTTCAGCGACCTCTGCTTGACGACTGAATGCATCAGTAAGTTTTTCAGATGCGGAAGATACGTTCTTAGCCTGAGTATTATATATGGCCTGCAACTTGTCAATATCTCCCTTTACCTTGACGTCAACAGTAAGTCCCTTGATAAGTTCCGATGCAGCATCCTTGTAATCCTGCCTTACATCTGATATTGTACTCCTAAGTTCCTGCAACTTCTTCAATGATTCCTCATCGACGAAATCCTTCAATTTCAAATTTCCCATCACAAGTAATGTTTATATTCAACAATAACGCCATCCACCTTGGTACCTTCCTTATCGAACGAGTAGGTACCGTCACTCTTCCTGTACACAACGTACACACATCCGTCCAGCATGGCAGCTTTTTTTTCAAGCATGGCCACACGCTCATAGTCAGACATGATTTTCTTATTCTCGCAACCGCATCCCATCATTTATACCCACATTGTTTGAAAAAACGTTTCAAAAAAGGCTCGAGAAGTTGAAGTACAACATACTCTCTTGCGTCCTTTCCCAACATGAGAATGTCATTCCCGTATTTCCTTACTATGTCAGGACCATCAACGAATCCCACAGTATCAATCGAAAGAGTGTCACCTGCAACAGATGCGCGGATACTTTCATGGAACGGACCGGTAATATACAAGTTAGGAACATCAACAGGCCTTGGAGGAAGATTCAGTCTCGGACTTTTTATCGGAGGTGTTATCTTCCTTTTCCATTCAATATACCCGTCTGGATCATTATGCCACATAGATGTAGTTTCTCTAAAATATGGATCTTCTGAATATCCTGGTCTAAGACTGTCTGTATTACCGTCAAGACCTGAATATAGCTGTTCCCTTACAAGGTCTGCAACTTCTATATTGTTTTCCTGAAGGCAATCCATACATGACTTTTCAAATCCTGATGCAATTCTGTTTATCACATTCTCCAATTTCTCGAAATCAGCCATACAATTAAAATTAAAGCCGGACTTCCGCCCGGCTTAATCAACCAAAACCATCACTTATCAGCAGACTCACCGTCAGCATCCTTTACAGACTTACCAGTAATTCGTTCATACACGTCAGAAAGTTTCTTTTTTCGATTCTCCTCAGAAACTTTCTGCCAGATACAGGTCATGTGGGTATCAATGAATTTCTTTTTCGACATCATCTTGACCTGCTTTTCCACAAAATTGACTCCATCTACAATCATGCTTTTGCTTTAACTACTTTTACAAATTCAACCCATTTGACATCTTTCTCGTACAGAACAGAAGGTGATTTAACTGAAATCTCACCTTCACCAGGAGTAATTGTGAGATAACCGTCCTCATACGAAGCTGATGTAACCCCATCAAATACCTCGGATGCACCTGAGGACAATTCTGTTGCAAATTCAGCAGTTCTGTCATATCCACCTACACATTCAATAATCTTGAATTTGTTGCTTTCGTTTTCAACCAACATGACCTCAGTCAGTCCCTTAATCACATTCGCAGGATTGAAATCCAACTTTAAGTAGTCAAAGTTCAACTGGCTGTCTTCTGCATCCATGTGACAGAAATTTACCGTCATACTTGACTTCGCACTGCTTGTGCTGAACGGTGTGGCACCTGGATATACTGTTGACATCGGAATTCCGGCAAGAATATCAGTTCCATCATTGTAACCGATAAGCATTCTGTTTGAATCCCAGAAGTACACATCCCATTCCTTGTTAGCACAACGCAACAGCTCAGCATTCAGAATTTCATCAAAACGAGGAAGTGTGAAAGTATCTGTCTGAGCGTTGAGGCCATTGTACTGGTTTGCCCCGTATCCCACAGCACTAACCTGAGCTTCACCACCATTCTTCGCATATTCAACGAATGTATGAATAGGATAAATTCTGCCTGGTCTGTCAGCATGACACATTTTTTCCAACTCATCGGCAGTAATATTTGCCGGTAGTTTTACTCCATGCTCTACAAGTATTGCTCCCTTTACCTTACCCCAGTCAACCTTGCAGGCCGAACCACCGGTATTCATTTCTGCGCTTTCGCACACTCTTGTATTTCTCATTACCTACAACTTTGATTTTTAACTATTAATTCCATCGAGCGTATATTTATGGCATCAATAGGCTCGCTCACTTCCTCTCCGGATTCCGTATAGGCTCCGTATCTGCCATACGAGTAGTTCTCAGAATATTCATGCGGAACGATACTGTCATAGTATATATCAAACCTCCCATCATTTCTAACTACCTCAATCAGCCTTTCATAAATTGGTCGAAGAATGTTGATGAATGAAGCATACAGACGCCGTTCATTGCTCCAGCTCTTCGTTGATGAACACGCTATAAGGATATTCAGTGAAACCTTTGAATAATAGTCCAGACTGTCTCTCTTCTCTGTAACAGGACAGAACAGTACGACAAGAGGGAACTTACGTTCTGATGTTGAAGGCACTTTGCTGTATTCATCAAGTTTATCCTTTACATACTGGGCCGAACCAAATATGTAGTTCAGTTCAGGATTCTTAACTTCCTCGAACCTGTCATTCTCGATGTCAGCAGGCATTACGATTGTAAGGTTCCCACTCATTTCCTTTACTACATCTCCAATAATCTCAACGATACCTTTCATAGATTGAACTGGTTAATCTTAATCAACATGTTAGTCTGTGTGACAAGGTCAATCGGACAATTACCATCACGCGCCCACTGGATGAACTTCACATTGGCGGAAACCATCCTATTCCATGCAATAACCTGGGCATTAACAGGTGAAATGTACTCATTGGCACACTTCAGCCGGACATTCCCAGTTATTGTAGCTTCCGATGAAGAATCACGAAGTATGTGGAACAGCACGTAATCAGCAAAAGGCTCTTTCAGTTTGTTGCATACGATTTCATACTTAGACGGCTCAGTATCTTCGTTTCCTTCATCATCAGACATATCAAGGTAATCCATTGCATAACCTGCTTCCTTCTCACCGAGCATTGATTCAAGAAAAACAGGCTGCAACTTCTTGATATATGCTTCAATATGACCGGTTACTGCTAAAGAATCGGCACCGGCCGTCTTTGATGTTGAGGCGTTTTGAATATGACGGGGTCCTGATACAAAATATGACACATCAATCAACATGGCAATTCCTTATTTCTTCGCTTTCTTAGCAGGAACCTTTTTGTCCTCCTGAACCTCGGCTGCCTTCTCATCTTCGGAAGGAACCTCTTTGGTATCGTCTGGCTCATTATTCTTTGAATCCGTGATTTCAACATCTTTGGTATCATTTAAAAGTGATTCAAGTTCCGCTATCCTGGCTTTCATTTCATCATTTTCCTTTTGTAAACTCTCGTTCTTTGCAGAAAGCTCATCTATAACCTCCTGCTGTCTCTCGAATGTTTCTTTTACTTCCTCTTCCGGTACAAGTCCAGCTTCCGATGCCGGGGTGATGGAAATCAACCCACGGCCAATACGGATACGCTGTTCCTTTATGATACATTCAAGAACCTTTTTGTCACCTTTAAGAAGTAACATAGGCATCAGGCTTTAGTGATTGCTTCTTTCAAGGCTGCCAAGTCACCATAAGCGAATGCCCATGGCATATATACAGGGAAGATAACTTCTTCCTGGGCAATGAGGACAACTTCATTCTTTACCTTGCTCTCCACATCGTCAGCCCATTCAAGTGTAAGTGATGTGTAATCAACAAGCGAAGAACCCATATTGAAGTCACCCAACAGATACTTACCAGGGAGGATAAGATTCGACTCAATAATAGGACGGCCTGCAATATACTTGACGCCACCACGCATTTCCACGATACCCAAATCTCTTCCCGTTGTATCCTTTTCTGATTCCATGGCATTGACTGTCATAGGGTTCAGAATAATCGCATTAGGTGAATACTGGGCGTATGTCATTACAGCAAACGCAGTCTTCACAACATCGCGTGAGTTCGGTTCCTCTATAGACTTGAAAGCACTTTCATTGACGGTAAATGTCAAAGAACTGACAGAATTTTCAGTCTTGTAGGCAACATCCTTCAAGAGAATTCTTCTGTCATCCATCTTGATCACAGGATGCGGAGTTGTCAAGTCCGTCATTTCGGTCGCTCCAGCAAAGGTTATATTCATACCATCGAGGATAAGGTCCTGAGGATTTGTAAACTCAATTATAGTGTCCTTGTTTGAATTGTATCCTGATACAGACTTCACTGAACCAGCCTGTCCGGTTACGATGGATTCATTAATTATCTTTTCTATAGAATCTACACCTTTCTGGTTTACTATACCAAGCAGGTTCTCACCATTGCCATCACCGAACAAAATATTCCAGTCCTCTGCCATATATACAGCTTCAGGCAACATTTTCAAGATAAATGAACGGATGTAAACACGGCTTTGCAGCATTCTTTTTGAGATGCGCAAATACGTACCAAGACGCTTGGTAGTTGCCTGATGTTCTCTAATCTTAATGCTAGATTCAGGCAACATTCCGTTCTCGGTCACATAACGTGCATTGCGGTCGAAGTCGTATACCTCTGCATAAGAAAGGCTCGGATATTTAGGATCGCCCTGCAAAGTAGTCAAGACATCACGCATATGTACACGTTTGTTTGCAATCTTAGATACAACCCTGTTCTGCTGCTGGGTAATCAGAAGGTCACCGCTGTAGTTGTCTGTCATTGAGACAATATCCTTGAGGCTAAATCCTTCAAATGTTCCGGTCTTGCGAGTATGGTTTTCTGCAAAATCTTTAAACTTGTCAGAATCCAACATTTCATTCAATTTCTCATCGAACTTGTTGATGACTTCCATGCCGATACCTTTAGATTTCAACTTCTCGATAGTCTCACCAAGACCCTTAACTGTTTTAATGAGTTCCTCGTTATCCTTGGAAAGCTGCTTGAACTTCTCATCGTCATAGCCATTCAACTTATCGTTCAGACTTTTCAGCTTTTTTTCCAAATCTTCAGGTGAGATAACACCTTCCATAGCCTTGTTGACAACATCACACATTTTTTCTGTCATGTTGATCAGGAACTTAGCTTGTTCCTGTGGCATCCCTTCGGTCTTAAGACCGAAATCTGCAACTGTAAATTTCTTCATCTTCAATTTAATTTTAATCATTATTAAATGCCTTATTCAATGAACTAAAGAAAGAAGTGCTATCAGCGGCTTTTTTCTTAACATCATCATCTTCTTGCTTACCGTCAGTTTTATCCTGAGTGTCATTGGACGGCTCAGACTTTCCGGAGAAGATGTTTGTGCTATCATCCTGCAACAAGGCGTTACTTCTATAGACTTTTCCATAACATGCCGGACAACGGACGTATGCCATGAAGTTCTGTACAGACTTCTCGGTCAACTCCAGTCCTTCCGACTTCACGGAATCAATAAGTGCAATAACTTCTGCACGTACTTCCGGTTCCAGTTTGTCTATCTCCTGACTTACGATACGGTCAGTAAGCCATCTCGAATACATGGCAGCATTGTCAAGCACCTGCTGACTAAATGTATGCTCATGTTGTTCATCGTAATCAAACTGGTGTCCACAATGAGGACAAGTAACCACGTTACCTCCATTAATTGCTTTAAGCAAAAGATTAAGTTCCATATCGTACTGTTTCAATCGTTCATCCGAATAATTCGTGTTCTTGAACGCTTTCCTTATGAACTCGATAGCTTCCTTAACCTGCTCCTGTGTACCTGACTTGAGATTTACAAGGAATGTCTGAGGGTTGCTTCCCCAACTTGTCAGAGTCGAATACTCGAACATTTTCCATTCAAGCACCTTGCGCGGGTCAGTCTCATCACGCTTTATGGCTTTCACTCCGATAGAGTGTTCAAGTGTTCTGCCATTCTCAGCATACAACTTATAATCAGCCAACGTGTCTCGCCCAATCTGTTTTTCAAGATTAAGCTTGCCAACCATAATGAGGTTTCCCTCTTTTTCCTCGCCACTGAGTGGCACACCCAACAACTGGTCTGCACGGTGATTAAGGAACCATCTCATTCTGCCTATATTCTCTTTCAACGTCTTATTGAAAGAGCCAGGCATGGAAATATCGTTCTGTGAGTCTTTCACACCAATACCGTTCACAGCTACCGTTACGATACCCTTCTCATCCACATCATTTGCCTTCGTTCTGTACTGTAGGCTTTTGGTTTTCTCTTCCATCTTCAACTTCACTTTTTGTGTTAAGACTTATTACTTGTTTTACTATCTCTCTCTCCTCGTCTGACATCTCGAACAAAGTCTTGTCAAACAGAGGTTCTTCGAATCTGCTTTCCTTGATTTGTGCCCTCCAGTCATTTATACTGATGAGGCCGCTAAGGAACTGCTCCTTACATCTAGTATTAACCATTGTCTTGACTTCCTCAGCTTCCTTCAATCCCTGCTGCAGACAATCCACATCAGAAAAATCACAATCCAAGTAATAGCCACCTTCTTCAAGTCCAAGAAATGCAGTTAGTTGCTTGCAGAATTTCTTGGCCATCGGTATGATGGTAGATGTATATACAGCCTTTTCCGCTGTTGCCTGATTGCTGAAGGTTGCCTGGTCCTTACGTGGTACAAGAACTGAAGGAATCCCGTATGCTCCGGCTATCTGTATTGCATCGGTAAGAGTTTCCTCGAATGGCTGGAGTTCACTTATTGTAAGGTTTGTTCGTACAAATGACAGAGGAACATCACTTAAACCATAAGGAAGCCTACGTTGGTCCAGCCCAAATTTTCCAAAATGGCTGTCAAGTATTTCCTTCTTTTCATCTTCTGTCATTGCTGCAGTACCAGCTTCATCCTTCTTATTGGATACAAGGAACCCCAAACCACCACGTTTTACGTAAATCACGTTTCTCGCTTCATATACAGCAAGAAGGTTGGAAATAGGTTTCAGATGTGCAGCCAACCGACTTTGTGATTTCAAGAACCCGTTTATTGACATATATTCAGGTGAGCCGTCACGGTCATGCCATATCTGGAACGATGGAATATCCATTGTACTTACATAACCATAGTTCAGGCGATAGCAACGTATAATTTCCTCTTCCTTGGCTATACCGAACATAGGTATGTTAACTCCAAGATTCGGCTCTACATTAACAAAATCAGCAGGAAGTTCCCAAAAGTTATCACACCATTTCCACTTTGGCTGGTCCTTGAATGTTTCTCCCATAGCAGCACGAAAGAAAGCATTGCCAGTGCACAGCTTATATACGAAGTGTGAATATATCATCTCGTTCCAAGACATAAGACAATTTGGCTTTGTGAGAATCTGGTTCATTCTCTTGTTCTCCCAGACCACGCTGTCGTCCTTTACCTTCTTCAATTGGAATCCGGAACCTGATATACGTGAAGCAATGTAATCAATCGGAAAGAATACCTCAGGAACAGAACGGAACAGTTCCATGTAATTATGACCGCAAACCAGTGGGGATACGAATAACTCATGCACATCACAACGGTCAATATAACCACTATCTTTTACACCCTCCTTTGGTGTTGATACAGTCTGTGGTTCACTGGCCATTTTCAGCCCAGCACATGCCGGAATAGTATCCTGTTTTAAAATTGTATATCCCATAGTTTATCCTTATATGACAAAGATAAATTATGGGTATATACGATGTTGATTTTGCAAAAATCTTGCAATTTACCCAAACATGGAAAATGCAAATAAAATACTATGTATCAACATATTGCTAATAGAACCAAGCTTACCCTAATTTTATGATAGTATATGCAATACCACTTAACAGGGCACTGGCTCCACTTATATTTTCATCATTGTAGTCAAGAACTTCAGTTATGAATGCCATATACTCATCATTTTCCATACCGGTCTCAGAAAGCAGGAAGTATGACTTAATGAAATCGGATGTAGCAGCTATTCTCTTATCCATATCCTGATATTCCTTCTTAATCCTTACTTCCGGAAGCGTATTTCTCAGTTCCCTTGCCATTTGGTAATATGCAGGTGACGATTCCACGATATACGTTCCTGCATCATGTGAACATATAACAGACTTCATCTCTTCGAGTGATACAGTTTCACGCATTACGAGGTCAAGAACATGCCATTTTTCTCCACACCTTGCAACCTGACACATATAGAACTTTCCTCCAACATTCGGCATGATGTACACTATCTTCTGTGAATACTGATACTCGACTGAAGGATTGAAGAATCCGAACACGCTTCTGTCAGAATACATGTTGCGTTTACGACGGCTCGAGAACTGGGAATACTCCTCGTACATGATGTCATGTACAACATATCTCAAAGTATCGGTAAGGTGCCCGTGTTCCTCATAGGATTGTTTCGTTACGCTGTCCTTTATCTTTGTCTTGAGGATTGCACCATTAGCATCCTTCTGTACGCTCTGGTAGTCCTCGATTGATACCCTGCAACTATCGTCTATGCTTATGCTGAGGCCGGGCAATGATTTCTCAAAAACAGCATTGACAAACTCACCGGTCATGGATACGGACGGGTTCCTGTTACCCACCTTATCCTCAACAATCCAGTTGTCTTTCTTCAACGTGTCAATAAACAGGTCCATGAATGAACGCTTCTCATCGTCGATAGTGTTGGCGGATTTGGCTGATGCATCACCATGAAGGTAGATTTTACCGTCATATCCTAACTCCTGCAGTCGCTTGGATACCAGTTTCGCGGCTCTTCTTGCGCTGTTGTTCGGGCTTTCAGCCGTGGTCTCGGCAATCTGGTACATATCCTTACCTTTGCTCAAGTCTGCCTGCCAGTAGCCGACAGATATGTACGGTAATACGTTACTATCGACAGAAAGATGAATCGGCAATCCAGGTATGTAACTGTATTCCCCGCTGTTCTTTCCTACATTAAACGAACCGAGGAACTCGTTTCCGGTCTTAATTACACCCCACTCTCCCAACGCATACACGTTGTAGTAGTCCGGGTCATGAATCCGGTCATGCTCGAAGTCCATCACACATTGTTCATCATAATAACCATACGTTCCATCAGGCGAACCAACAACCCAAAAGTTGTTAAGGTACGTTGACTGAATAACTACCATATTAGGCGGATATTCCTCTATTTCCTTAGTTTTAGGATTCACTATTGAGCGTCCCTCGTTCATCTTTAAAGACTTCACCTTTGTCAGCTCTGCCGGTATTATCCGGCCGCCAATTTCTACAACCATAGGAACATCATGCAGTTTCTCGTTGTCAAGCCAGTCTTTCTTTATCCAGTGTGTTTCACTGATAGGGTTGAAGTCGGCAATAATCTGCTGCCCCTTCTTACCACGCAGACGCTTACGTATCTGCTTCAGGTCGGCATACTCAAACTCTGACAACTCTTCAAGCTGAACCCTCTTATAGTTACTGATACCCTTAATCTTTTCCGGATCATCCAAACCTGAGAAGTCAATCTTCGCACCGTTATACAGGCAACGGATTACATTCTGGTTGAACTTGAAGTATTGTGTGATTCCTAACAATGATGCAGCTACCTTATAATCCTCATATATGGTTTTGCTGATGGATGCTCCGACCTTTCTCATCACAAGCGTATTCTCACCGTCCTGCAATGTCTGTATCAGCACGCACTGTGCTACGCTGAAAGACTTGCTAGATGATGAACCACCATACAAGATGATGAATCGAAGTGTGGCATCATTCAGATATTTCAGCAGGTAAAATGCATTCGGATTGAGTTTCTTGTGATTTATGAGCATAAATGTTCTATTTTTTAGAATTATGAGAGTCTTTTTTGTATAACCTCCGTATTTCTTCTAATACTATCGTTCTATTTTTTAGAATTTACTCCTCTTCTTGGTCAAAACCTATACGAATTTCATTAATATTTCCACCTTGATTACCTCCGATGGAAATCTGTTGTGGCGCGTTCCATCCGTTCATGCTGGCCAGAAGCTTCGCCGCTTCCACCTTACCGTTGAACTCATAGCTTACCTTACCCTTGTCATTGCTTATCTTCTTCATAGCATTTCTCACACGCTTCGGCATCTGGCTTGGGGATTTAAGTTTTATCTTTCCTGTTACAGGATCTACAAGATACAAATCGTTCGGGTCCATCATGACAATATCCATGAGAACCTTTTCCACCTTATCACGGCTAATTTTCGATGCTTCTGCACGTTGGGCTCTCAATTCGTCTATCCTTGCTGCAACCTTGTTACTTGCCAGCATCCGGCTTGCATTGCTCCATATCGTCTCAGGCTGCATCTTTGATGCGTCATAGGCCATCCTGTATGCTTCACTTGCATTACCGTCACAGTCAAGGTAATAATTGCAGAACTTTTCCTGTTTTTCGGTCAATTTCCTGTTGTTCATAGGCTAATGGTTATTAATGCCGACGATGCAGATTACCTGTTTCCGGTCTTTCAGCAAATCGTAGGCTGCTGTTAATGTACTTCCTGTCGTGCAGATGTCATCAAAGAGTATTACTCTCTGTTCCTTAATTGGCCGGAGAAGATAAAACTCAGGATTGATACGTGTCCTGTTGAGGCACTGCATTGCAGATTCATAGAATTTTATTTTCACCCCCTGGGCAATTTTTTGGCAAATATCAGTGGCGAAATGGTACTCTGTGATGTGCCTGCGCTTCGGTGTGGTAATTATGCACCATTCATCGTCCGGCCGTATCAATGAAAGTATCAGTTCCGTAGCGGCTTCCGAAATGACTTCTGCACACTCACCCGAACTCTTGATTTCCTCAAATTGGATTCCATCCTTTGTCCTTGCAAACAGGGATATGTAATAAAACCCGCCCTTACGGTGGATTCTTACTTTAGGCTGCATGTTGCATAACCTTTCGTATTTCCTCCAGCCGAGGGCGGGTTTGTCCCAGTCATCAATCCTTATCTTTCTACCTTTCCTCACAGCCAAAAACCTTTGCTATCCCTTTACTGACTGAGGTGTAATTCAAAGGTACTGAAAAAATACCTTCATCGACAGATTGTACAGGATTGTCGAATTCTCTCTTTTCGGAAACACACTGAATATCAACGCCATTGTATTTCCTTACTTCTTCCGCAAATTGAAGTATTGTACAAGATTCAGGATTGACAATGTTTACCAGCTTCTTGTCAGAACCTATCGCATATATCAACCCGTCCACCACATCATCTATGTAGGTGAAGCACCTGGTGTTCATTCCTCCATTATACAGACTGACCTTTTCCGAATTCATGAGAGCATAGAGAAGAGTCCCTTTCCGCTGGTCAGGTCCGTACACGTTATGAAGGCGTACACCAGTCGCATTCCTACAATAAATTGAAGCATAGACTTCATCAAAATGTTTGCTTACACCGTACATACTTGTCGTGTTGCATGGATTTGCGGTGGAAGAACTTGCATACACCAGTTTCACACCGAAGCGCGTACATCCGTCAGCTATCGCAACGAATGAATCAATGTTGTCACGAAGTATTTTTTCATGATCCGAATTGAAAACGCTGGTCTGTGCGGCAAGATGTATAACAGCATCGATTCCACCCCCGGCCAGAAGGCACGGAACGCCGGCAGCTTCAGTTCCACACACACGGTCGATACCGACCACTTCAACACCACGACTTCTCAGATTCTTGCAGAGGGCTTTACCTATAAAGCCTTCACTGCCGGTTACGACAATTTTCATCATCACAGCTTGTTTAGAATTTTACATAAAACATTCAGTATGTTACCCAGTAACATCACTATTATTATCATAAGTGCGGTATCCTGCTCAACCATCCCGATGGAATAGCAGAACAGGACAGCCACAATCATAAATATTACTCCTTTGGCCTGATAATGTTCCATCAGGACTTGATATTAAGTTCGTACTCATATCTGCTGACGGTCTTATATCCGGTAACAAGTACACGTTCACCGGAATACAGGCCGGATATGGTGTTCTCAATCACATCAAGAGAAACACGTTCATCAAACTTCAGGAACACCCTTCCTGGCACTCCGCCAGCGACGAATGAGACAAAATAATATGTTCCACGCTCCCAGTAGAACACATATAGGATGAGAAATGAAACTACCACAGAGGACAGATAAACCCAACTTGACGGTACATTAAAATCTCCTAAAATTATCAATGATGATAATACCATTGATACAATTGCCCACTCTAACAGATTAATGAGCAGGCCTACAACTTGTTTTTTCTTTGCTTTCATGAATCAATTTTTTTATTTAATCAGTTTACAAAATTCACACGCCATTAATTTCCAATCCATTACACATTTACCCAATTTCGTCACTACCATAAAAAAACGAATCAGTACATTCGCAGAAGCAGAAGCAAATCTCGCTTTTCGGGTGAAGTGTGCCAAGTTGGTCCACTGATATTACCGAGAGCAAGGTTTATTATGAAATCATTATTATACAGACTTCTGCTCCGTATTATTTATGAACTTTACGTTGAACAGGAAAATGAGTATCAAAGAATCCAAATACTTTGTGATATAATATCTGAAATACTCTTTTAATCTCAAGTATAGGGTTACTTATGTAGCCCTATGCTCGTACTAATTTACGAAGAATATAAGCACGTTTCACAAAACGGCAAAATCTTGAAAAATGCGCTATATTGGCCTATATACAAAAAAGCGGTGGAAAATCAATCTCACCGCTTTTCGTATATGTTATATTGAATTTTTATTTATTCATATCCTCATACTTCATACGTCCCAAGAAAGGATAACTTAATTATATTATGATTCTGTTCTTTTATGGCAAATTTCAGCATAAAATTATCATCCGCCACATCTTTTATTCGTATTATACGACATATATTACCATTTACATCCTCATATTCAAAACTCAGTGGGTCAACAATAACATCTTTTATTTTTACAAAATAATCATCAATACTTTTATGAACATGATTTTTCAGATAGCCATCATCATATTCCGCAGCGATTTTATCTTGTTCATCTAATACAACAACCATCTCTTTCGTGTATACATCCACGTTCTTCGGTCTTTCATCAACAGATGATAGGCTTTCAATGTATTTGCTATATTCATTCTTATTCATAGTAAACTCCTTTCCTCTGTCCTGTTATTATGTTTTCGCTATTTGATTCGATTCAGTCCTTAATTAGTAAAGTTAATTATTCTATAAAATCATACAATCATAAACTTCACGATTTTACAACTATTTACTTATCTTCTCAATTTCTAACAGATATTATTTCGTTATTTGATAATGTGAGCAATTAGGCTATTTGACAATGACTAAAACGTGTTTTTTATCAGCTTTCACAAATTCAATTTTTACAGGATAATAATTCAAACTCATTCATTGAATGCCTGGCATATTTTAACGATACACTCAGCATTTTCTTCGTTTAACCATTCCTTGGCCACATTCCACGCAATGCTTTTACTCGCTTTGAAATTATCAATTCGAATACTATGGTGAGACAATTTTCCTTCTGTCGGTTTCAATCCGGAATCATGCAATTCACATAAACCGTCTTTGTAGAATGTACACCAGTCTCCTTCTTGTTTAGCCTGTATCATCGGTACGGGCATATCAACTACACCCATAAGGAATCCTACATACCATTCCGTTGCTGCAAGCCTGTCTTTATATCCGGCTTCGATAAGCCTTAAAACATCTTGCGGAGTACCCAAACAAGGCGTATGACATTGCTGCTTACATAACTTGCATTTACACTGTATCGGTTTGCGGCCGGTTTTTCTGATTATTCTTTGTAACTGAGTTTCTTTAATAAGTAAGCTCATTTTGTTTCCTCCATATTAAAATCCCAAAAACTAAGTTTTCCTTTCACATTCAGTCCTCCTCGAAATCTTCTTTTCGTAAGTTATACCCAGCCAAAATAGCCTTAGACAACACAGCTTCAAAATCATAGATAACAGTTGAATTGAGAATGTTTTTAGCAATCTCTACAGCTCTTTCTTCCAAAGTTTTTTTCTCAGCACTAAATGTAATTGAACTAAGCCGAGTGAAGTATTTATTTTCATTTATCGTAATCTCAGTTGAAATGCTCAGATCTGCAGCATTTACCTTAACAGCACGCTCTGCCATAGCAATTGCATTAAATGTTAAAAGACTTACCATAATCTCTTCGTTCGTGACTAAATCTTTCAGGTTCTGAGTAAAACTTACATCACGACCTGCATCAAACATTGCTTTTGCAAACTCCTCTCCGGAATCACTTCCGTGCTCTTTTACAAGTTCAGCATATATATCTTCAAATTTTTTCATTTCCTATCGTTTTCTGTAATACTCAACAATCGTTTTATTCAATGCTTCGATGATAGCAAATGTCAGTGTAACAGGCATTTCACTTGTAACCATCTTCTTTATGTACACTTGACCGTCCCTGTATTCAAGAACAGTATCAAGCTCAATTATTACATTTTCTTCATTCATTGCTTATCATCTGATTTTGGTTTATATTCATCAGTTTCTTCATCATAATCATAACAGTCTGGACAATAGTCTTTTCCGTCTATTTCGGTCCATCCATCTTCATAAGCGGCATCTGCTGCATAGCTTTCATCAGCCCATGCACAAAATCCTCTATCTTCATCCACATATGCCTTTCCGCATCCATCACATACACATTGGTACATATCTACTTTTCTTATCATAACTTAATCCTCCTCAATTTGCTGTTTTAATTCTGCAATCTCTTTTTTTAATCCTTTGTATGTTTCATCCCAATCCTTATCAGCAAGAAGATAACCTACCCTTACAGCACTTTGCGCCCCATACAGATAAGCTTTTGATAAAGCTTCTTCCATCCATTCCTGGAAATGGTTCATATCCTTACATGGACCAAGTATTCCTTTACACTCCATAATTTTCTTTGCAAAATCATGGGCATCTTTCTGATACCCTTTATCATTCATTACATTTGGTAATTGTTTTGGCATCATATTTATTTCTCCTCCTTTTACTTTTATCGGTTACAAATCTCATTAATGGCTTCATTCCATGGAATCTCCCCAAGGTATTTCAAGCAGGCATCCCAACCAGCTAAAAATCCCTCGCTAAACTCATCTGCACAGCAATCTTCATCACAGTCATGTGCTATGTTATCGCCATCGCAAAATCGACAATAAGCACGTTCTCCACAAGCATAATCCCCGTTACACTGATAATGAGCGTGTACTGCATCTCTTAGCATCTCTTCTTTCTTATCCATTATTTTTGTTTTTGAAACATGAAACATCATCATTAATCAATTTCAACAAAACTGACTTCAGTTTTATCTTCTCTCTTCTTGGCTTCACAATTACCGACAAAGCGTTTTACCTCCCTGCAATTCTCCATGAATTCATAGAAAAAGCAGTTTTCACACCCTGATTCTTTACGTACCTCCAGTTTTGTCCTTCCTAACTGGAAGGATTCTCCAAGTTTAAAATCTTTCACCATAATTTTTCACAAATGATTTAGCTGAATTATTAAGATACGACTGCCAGCATCCATTAAATCTTGACCATCTAAAACCGTGTTTTTTCAACTCATCCCTTAACGATTGATCAGGTTTACAATCAAAGAATAGCTGTAATCTGTTTTCCGGATAGTTCTCAACAACTTTCACATCACCGATGTAATATTCCTTGTTTTCCATGCTTTTAAGAGTCTTTGCCTTCTCAAGCTGTTGTTTAACTCTTCGAATATTGGCTCCGTTATTCGTAATTGAGCATGAAGCAAATCCAATCTCACCGAAACAGTTAGGCTCAAAAAGTTTTCTTACCTGGCTTTCGGTCAATCCAAGTCCGACAAGTTGTTCATGCTTTTCCAATTCAGTGATTTTCTTTGAACGGATAATCTTGTTTGCAGACTTCATCAGTTCCTGAACTCTTTCAAGTTCCTTCAGCTTGTTTTCCAGCTTCTCAACTGCATTATCATCATCAAGGTAAATAGAAGTGTTGTTCTCCACAGCTGAGGCTTTTTCAGCCCAATATTCAGACTTTTCCGTGTGTTTTACAGACTGTCCCATGGTGTTCCATATTTTCTCACGGTATCGCCTGTCTGCTGCACCGTGTACCGGTTGTCCAAAAGGGATTGCTTCACTCATTTTTGTACTTCTCTCATAGGCATTTCTTGCCTTTTCCGCTGATTTTTCTGAGAGGTCACGGTATCTCTCTGCGCGAACGCGGTTACGTTCATCTCTGTCCATAATATAAAAAAGTTTGGTTTGACTTTTATTTCTTTACATCAGTAAAGTTAGTGATTTTCAGCGATTTTTACAAACGTAAACTTCGCCATTTTACTTGCTTTTTGAGTTTTTATCCCTCATATTTTTCTTCATAAACTTTGCCATAATATTACTCCAAAAAAGGTATCAAATCATCGAAGTATGCCCATTTCTCAACATTTTCAAACTGTTCATACCAAATGGTGTTATATCTCTTGTGGTAATATCCGCACCCATACGAACCGTATTTAAGAATATACAGGCAGAACTTACGTTCCTTCGGTGTCTCTTTTGCATCGTGCCATGAAGCGTTTACTCTCCAATTTGCCCCTTCAATGAAAGCCGGAATAGTGAGTTTATCAATACATTGCCTCACCTGTAAATCAGTCTCCTTTTTCCATTCATTGTCGCAATACCCTTCGGCTGCTTTTCTAACTTCAGCGTATGTCATAGTCATTTCCTCCTTTCTTTTAAGAGTGTTTCATCGAAATGTGGTAGTGGCTTCCATGCTATAACTTCATCTTTATTGTTTGTAAGCGACCAGTGCCATTTTTTGTTGTCCTGATTTGAAGAATCATGAGGAATACGCTTCATGATGCAAATACTTATCCGGTTTATTCCACGCTGAGCAACCAATACACGTACGTTCAGTTCAGGAAGCAGTTCATCAACACTTATCCAAGATGACTGATTTTTATACCATTCTGCGCCTTCCATGAAATCGGCCATACAGACTTGTTCATTACCAGCTCTCCAAAGTGGACGACAAGCTTCTTTGGCATATTCTTCTGCCGCCTTTTTAATGTCTTCTTTTGTCATAATTTTTTAGTATAAATCCTTATAATCATTCATACTACCCCAATAACCATATATTTCTTCATCACTCTCACCATTAAGCCGAGCTCTTTCTATTTCTTTATTCATGCTATGTGAAA